CTCTTCACTGCGTCTGCGGAATTCGCCTTCCCCGATCTTCGTTCCCCCGAACACATTGACATAGTACCCGTAATCCATTGCCTTACGCCAGATAACGGACGGCAAGCTCCGGATAAATGGTCTTGAAGGCGTACAGAATGTCCATGGACAGGACTTCCTTCTTGTACTTCATGTTATAGCCGCGGACCACACGGAGAGAAATGCCGTTGAATGTGGTGACATAGGATTCCACACCGGCGGGAGAGGACAGGGGACGGGTCACAAAGGCAAAGGCATTGGGATGGAACACCAGATTTGCCTTGTGGGAAGGGGTAAAGGTGACCGCATCGCCGCTCTTTGCCGTCATGCCGGGATATACCGTGATTTCAGCTTCGTTTCCGCTGACAGCAGCATCTGCGGTTACGGTGTATGTTTTGCCGTTCACGGTGATGATGTCTCCCTTATGTGCGGTGCCGGATGCGGAGGATGCCGTGATGGTCACCTGTGTGCTGTCAGTCACATCGCTCTTCACCGTAAAGGATGTGCCGGAAAGCTCCGCTGCATGGTCGTATACCCCCTGGGACATATAGTGATCCACACCGAAGATGCGGCCGATGGAACCGGTGCGCAGTGCCTTTGCCGTGCCGCACTTTTCCGCATTGACAACGGCGGGAATCTGCTTCAGTTTGGATGTTGTCAGGGGATCCCATACCGCACAGCGGGAATCGGTGGGTACGCGCTGCATATCCAGTGCGAATGCCGCCTCCGCCAGATCATCCAGACCGTCAGGTGTGGTGCCTGCCGTACCCTTCACGGCGGGAATATCCCTGTAGAGCGCCAGACCGTCCCTGTTGATCTTTTCCGCCAGCGCCGCCGCGGCAGGTTCGATGAACAGTCTGGTCAGGGAGTCAAAGTCGCAGGCCGCTTCGATGGCTGAAATTTCCATGTCCACGGTGGCAATTCTGTCCAGCTTCACGTCGATGGTGTCGCCGGTAAATCCGGTGGGTGTCACCCCTGCCGCTTCGTCAAATTCGGATGCCTGGAGCTTCACCGGTCTGCGGATGCCCACCGTATCCCCCTGCTTGGCGGTGAAAGCCTTTGATAAATCCCTGTACACCAGATTGGGGAACACCAGATTGTCCATCAGTCTGGGCAGGGTCTCACGTGCGATCTGTTTTACTGTAAAAATGTTTTCTGCCATTCTTTATTCCTTTCTTTCATTCAGTTGTACTTTTCCGGAATCTCAGATGCTTTCCCGGATGTCACAGGCTTTTCATGCGTGCCTTATAGAACTCCGCATCGGTCATGCCGTCCGGATCTGCGGAACCGCCGCCATGCTCTCCGCCGGTTTTCGCAGTCTCCTTCTCACGGAACAGATACGGATCGCTTGCGCGCAGTGCCGCAATCTGTTCGTCCAGTCCGCGCACCTTGCCGTCCTCCACCGTCACCGCATTCATGTCGATGGCCTTTTTCACAAGCTCACCGTTCTTCACACCCGCTTTTTCCAGTCCCTGCGCCAATGCATGGGAAATGCGGATGCCGTCAAGCTCCTTCCTGTGGTTTTCTTCCGCCTCTGTCAGATTCCCGATTTTCACCCCGGACTGCTCCGCCCGGTTCAGAAATTCCGCAAAGGTCAGTGCTTCCTCACCGAACAGTTTTTTTACGGTTTCGTTCATGCTTTCACCCCCTTTCCTTCCCGGCTGCATTCCCGTACCACTTCAGACGGAACTCCTCTGCGGTCATGACGCCAAGCTCCACCTCATGCAGGTCACGGCTCCGCTCGCTTTCCGTATCGGTGAAGTAGCTGTCGTCAAAACGGACGCCGACGCCTTCCTCCGAAAGACCGAGACCGCCGATATCCCGGCCCAGACGGATGACGCAGACAGCAATTCTCATGAGGAATGCCGCCAGATTCAGGCTGTGCTTGGCCGCGTTCTGCCGCATATCCTGCCGTTCCCCCATGTACTGGGTGGCAGTCAGCTTTACCGCTCCCTGTACGGACCGGAACTGATAGTGATGGGTGCCCAGACCGCACCGGAAGGACAGATAATCCAGCTGACTCTGCACCGCATCCGCATTGTCTGCGCTGCGAAGCTCCGGATTGTGCTCCGTAATCATGGGATGGTCCGCCAGATCCGTGTCGCCGATGGTCACAAAAAGCTGCTGTGCCACATCATCCGGGGTGTACACATTCCCCTCCGCATCACGGCAGATCAGGGACTGGTTGATGAACACCTTTTTGCCGCCCAGACGGATGTCCCGGCAGAAATTGTTGAAGGCAAGATCCACCCCCTTGAGACAGTCCACGGCATCGGCAAAGACGGATATTCCCATGCCGTTTCCCTCATCCAGATGGTTGATCAGGTTTGGCGTCAGGATGGAGAAAAAGGGAACAGGGGACCCTGTCAGAATGTCCGATGCCACAGAATGCCTGCCCTTTACTTCCTCCAGCTCTCCCTGACCGCTCTCACGGAACAGCACATTCCGGATCCGGTATCCGTCCGCTTCCAGAGTGTGAATCTCCAGATAAATGAGCGCTTCCCCTCTGTCCCTCACCTCGGACACAAAGGCTGCTTCCGTAATCTCTCCCCGGCGCACCGTAATGGGAATGATATGGGACGCGTCTACAAAATCAAAGGTAATTCCGGGAAGGCTCCCTTTCTGTGCGGGCAGAAGTCTGCCTTCTTCATCCAGTTCCGCGTTTTCGAGGCGGATCAGACAAGCGCCCGTGCCCGAAGCAAAGGTTTTCTCCACCAGCCGGTTTACCCCTCTCAGGAAATTCCCGTCGAGAATCTTCCCGATCCACTGCCGGGTCAGTTCCTGCTCCGCTGTCAGGTAGGTCCTGTCATTCATCAGAACCGATGCCCAGTCCTCGCAGATTTTCTTCGCCATGTTCATCCGGTACAGCTCCCTGCGGATGGGGTAGCCCCCGGCACCGTTTTCCCAGTAATAATGGAAGGACCGGTTGGTTCCCCTCCACCAGGACAGCCATTCATCAATTTTTGCATAGTATCCCGCATGAACCGCTGTCCCCACCCGTTCCGCCAGATAATTCAGTATTTCTTCTCTCATTGCTCCTCCGTCCTCACACATTGCTCCGTGAATCCATGTACCGCTCTATGGCATATTCCATGGCGTCCAGGATGTCAATGTCCGATGTAAAGTCGTCCAGCCGCTTGTCCTCTCCGGAGTTGTCCCAGACCGCAAATGCCAGACCGTCCGCCACAAGCCTGCACCGCCTGAGAATCCGGAACCGCCCCGATGCCATCATGGCGTTCACAAAGGCAATCCGGTCACGGATTCTTTTTTTGGCACAGTCCGTTACCACCGTCCCGTACCCTCTCAGCCTGCGCCTGAGACCGTTGATCAGATACTGTGCCTCCGAATCGCAGAACACATACCGCACCCGCACCCCCGGATATTCCTCCGTAAGCTCCGTGAGAAAGCGGATCAGTTCTCCGTTGATCACCTCCGGATCAATTTCACCCTTTCCGCCGCTCACCGCATGATCCTTCACAATACAGATGTTTCCCTTCCGCTCACCGCCAAGAAAAGCCGCCGCCGCAAAGGTGGTTTTTGACCGGTTGCCGCCGAAATCCACACCAATGTTGATGAAGTCAATTTCTTCCGCATCCAGAGAATCCGCAAGGAAGCGCTCTCTGTCGTTGGCGAACAGATGGTAAATCACCCCTTCCGCCGCACACCGTTCGCCAAGGATATCCCGGCGGTACCAGACGGAATTTCTGTCGTACTGAGCTTCGATCTCCCGCAGCCGTTCCGGGGTGATCACCGGATTGTCCCGGATGGTGAATTTCGCATAGTTGTAAAAATTCTCTCCGCCTTCCCCGTTCCGTGCCATTGCCTCATACCGGTCCAGATAATCCCGGTAAATAAAGGACTGGGGCGCCGACGGGTTCAGATCCCAGAACACCTTCCGGTTCACCGCCGCAAGCTGTCTGTTGAATGCCTCTCGGATGAAGGATTCCGCGTGTAGATTGATCTCCGTGGCGATCCACATACCATAGGAGTTGCCGCGGATCCGCTTATAGGAATCCGCGTTTTTCCCGCCGGTGAAAATGATGATCTTTTCCCCTGATGCCGTCTTCACCGTCATGCATTCGTTGTCCCGGTATCGCCCCCATGCGGCACGGCTTCCGAAAATGTTCTCAAGCCCCAGCCCGTTGCACTCCCCGATGTTCAGTCTGGCATTGCCCAGCGTGGATCCCGTGGCAAGATGGAAGCGGTCAGGGGTTTCCTCCAGCTCTGCCGCAAAGGTGAATACATTGTCCACGGTTTTTCCCGCACGGACCGCTCCTTCCGCTACATTCACCGTACAGAGTCTGGCCCGCCTCATGTATGCCCGGTGTTTTTCACCGAACACATACCTATTCCCCATCGCCGAATACCGCCCGCCTTGCCTCCTCCGCCTCCGGATTCAGGAGAAGCCCCGCGCTCTCCCGGGGCATCATCCGTTCACACAGTTCGTGATACAGCTTGATGCCTCTCGGATCCCCGTCGTCCGCCAGCTGCTTCAGACTCTGCCATACCTCCGGAATCCTCGACATAGCACTGTACTTCGACATCCGGTAAATATAGGCGGCAAGCTCCCCGTCCTCCAGCCACGCGATAAATTCCTCCTCCGTGATACCGTTTTCCGCAAGCACCGCCCCCATGTTCTGCCTGCGGATGATCTCCCGCGCTATGTTTCGCTTTCTCTCTTCCGTTTCGCAGTCCTCCTTTCCTCTGCCTGTGCCAAGATTGTATCACACACAACTTTCCCCTGTCGTCCCGGATTTTTCAGCCGGTCCCTCCGCCGTTTTTCCGTAATTTTTCCATTTTTCCGGCACATTGACCACAGCATCAAAAAAAAACACCGTATTTTCTACGGTTTTTTATCGTGAAACTATTGCTATCTTCCGTTAAATATGGTATAATGTTTCTCGTATGTGCCGGTATTCCGGTGCGAATCTGGAACAGTCCTCTGCGGCTCGGCATGAATGTTCCGTTAATTAAGGAGGAGTCGAAAATGAACAAGATCGACGCTTTTACAAGCGAGCAGTTAAAGGAAACCGTACCGTCCTTTAAGGTAGGTGACACCGTTCGTGTCAGCAACAAGATTGTTGAAGGTACAAGAGAAAGAATCCAGATGTTTGAAGGTACCGTTATCGCACGTCACGGCGGCGGCATCTCCGAAACATTCACAGTACGCCGCGTAGCTTACGGCTGCGGTGTAGAAAAGACCTTCCCTCTCCACTCTCCCAACGTTGCAGCTGTTGAAGTTGTAAGATACGGTAAGGTTAGACGCGCTAAGCTCTACTACCTCAGAGACAGAGTTGGTAAGGCATCCAAGGTTAAGGAAATGCTTCAGGGCTAATTCCATAACCGGAACCCAACAGGATTGCCGCAGACCGGAATGCAGAAATGCGTCCCGGTCTGTTGTGTTTTTCCCCGTTTCCGATCATTCCATCATCCAGACACCGGAGGTTCCCATGCATACCGTACTCCGCACGGACAGACTCACCCTTCGTCCCATGACCACCCGTGATCTTGAGACCACCTTTTCCTATGCCGGCTCCCCCGGGAATACCCGGTTCATGATGTTCCTGCCCTATGCCTCCCCGGACGAAGCAGCCGCAGAACTCAGCCGCATGGAAGAAAAAATGAACCGCCTCCCCTGCCGCGATTATTTCTTCGCCATCGAATACAACGGTCGTCATATCGGCGAAATTTCCCTTGAACTGGACGCCGCCATGACGGCAGCCGAGCTCGGTTGGATCCTCCACCGGGACTTCTGGGGAAAAGGTATCATGACGGAAGCCGCCATTGCTGTCCGGGATTTCGCACGCACCCTCCCCGGACTCCGGCTTCTCTACGCCCACTGTGACAGCAAAAACAAAGGTTCCTCAAAAGTCATGGAACACATCGGCATGAGCCTTGCCGCTACCGGTGCACGCAGGAACCGGAACAGCACCGGACTCTCCGCCGAGTATTGTTACACCCTTATCCTCGCCGATTGTTAATTTTCACCCAAAACCCCCCGTCAAGGGTTGATATTCCGTCTTAAATACGCTATAATAATGTCAGCGTGCGTGATATAAGTGATTGCGGCGTCTGCATCCGCAAGAATCCCCCTGTCCGGCATTTATCACCCCACAACCATTCTTATAAGGAATCTCATCAATATGCGTATTGTATTTTTTGACCTCGACACCCTTCGTCCCGATCATCTCGGCTGCTACGGTTATTTCCGCAATACCTCCCCCAATATTGACAGCATCGCGGCGGAAGGCGTCCGTTTTTCCAATTATTACTGCTCTGATGCCCCCTGTCTCCCCTCCCGGAGTGCACTGCAGAGTGGTATGTTCGGCATCCACAACGGTGCGGTCGGCCACGGAGGCACAGCCGGCGACCAGTTTATCGAAGGCTATGACAGAGGCTTCCGGCAGACCTTTGCCGCAACGAACCTTTTCCAGCAGTTCCGCCGTGCCGGACTTCACACCGTCAGCATCAGCACCTTTGCTGAGCGGCATACCTCCTACTGGTATTACGGCGGTTTCCAGGAAATGTACAACATCGGTACCGGCGGCGGTGAACGTGCGGATCAGGTTTCCCCCATCGCCATCGACTGGATCAGCCGTCACGGCGCGGAGGACAACTGGTTCCTTCACATCAATATGTGGGATCCCCACACCACCTACCGAACCCCGGCGGAATTCGGCAATCCCTTTGAAGGGGACGATTTCTTCGACCGGACCTGGATGACACAGGAAATTATCGACGCCCAGCGGAAGGAAGCATCCCCGCACGGTGTCCGTGAACTCGGTATGTACGACAACACCCCCCTTCCCGAGTACCCCCGTCAGCCCATGGAAATCAGGGACATGAACGACTATCGTACCCTCATCGACGGCTACGACTGCGGTATCGCCTATATGGATATGCACATCGGCAAAATCCTAGATGCGCTCCGGGAAGCCGGCGTTTATGATGATGTGTCCTTCATCATCACCTCCGACCATGGGGAAAACATCGGTGAGCTGAACAGCTACAGCGAACACTCCACCGCAGACCACATCACCTGCCGGATTCCCATGATCATCAAGTGGCAGGGCGGCATGAAAGGGCTTGCGGACGATACCCTCCGGTACAACGTGGACCTTGCCCCCACCGTGGCGGATCTCTTCGGTCTGAAGAAACCTGCCCGCTGGGACGGTGAAAGCTATGCCGAAACCATCCGGAACGGTACCCCCTGCCCGCGGGACTATCTGGTCCTCTCCCAGAACGCCCATGTCTGCCAGAGAAGCGTGCGCTGGGGCGACTACCTCTATATGCGGACCTACCACGACGGCTACCACAACTTCCCCCGGGAAATGCTGTTCAACATCAGAGAAGACTTCCACGAGACCACCGACATCGCCGCAGAACACCCCGAAATCTGCGACCGGTGCGCCCATCTGCTTCTTGACTGGCACGACGAGGCCATGGCGAAATCCATGAACGGCATCGACCCCATGATCACGGTACTCCGCGAAGGCGGTCCCTACCACACCAGAGGCTGGCTGAAAACATACTGCGAGTTCCTCCGGAAAACGGACCGTGCCGATGAAGCGGACCGTCTCATTGCCCGTCACGGAGACGAACTGTAACTAACGGATAAAATCATTTATCATACACCCAAATTCAAAAGGAGAATATTCTATGGAAGCATTCGGCACATGGCTTCTGAACTTTGTCAACACTTATGTTGTCGGTTTCGGAATCAACCTGATCTTTGCTCTCATCGTACTTCTGGTCGGCTTCAAGCTGGTCAATGTATGCATGAAGCAGGTTAAGAAATCCCGCTGGTTTGAAAAACTGGACGTAAACGTACAGTCCTTCTGCTCAAACTTTTTCAGCATCCTGCTGAAGATCGTCATTATCATTGTTGTGGTTGACATCATCGGCGTTCCCTCCGCATCCCTCATCGCCGTTCTCGGTTCCGCAGGCGTTGCCATCGGTCTTGCCCTGCAGGGCGGTCTTTCCAACATTGCAGGCGGCGTTATCATCATGTTCTGCAAGCCCTTCCACATCGGTGACTTTATCATTACCGGCAGCGGCAGCGGCGTGGTTCAGGACATCGGCATCTACTACACCAAACTGACCACCGCTGACACTCAGGACATCGTCATCCCCAACTCCGTTCTGACAGGCGGCACCGTAACCAATCTGTCCACACATGACACCCGCCGTCTGGACTTTGATTTCACCGTATCCTACAGCACCGACATTGACCTTGCGAGAAAGGTTCTCCTTGCCACCGCGCAGAACAACGATCTGGTTCTCAAGGATCCCGCACCGCAGGTATACATTGCCGGTCACGGTGACTCTGCCATTATCGTAAAGCTCCGCGTATGGTGTGCGGCAGGCGATTACTGGACCGTCAACTTCGATATGTACGAAGACGTGAAGAAGGCGTTCGACCAGTTCGAAATCGAGATTCCCTTCCCGCAGGTTGTGGTGCATACGGATAACA